CCACCGTTATTGAAAATGTCCCATCTTCATTTTGAATCGTAACTGTTCCACTTCCTTCTATCATAATTATCGGTAAAGCTATGAAAGAAGTTGGATTAAATAATGTAAATCCTTGCTCGATTACTACAGGGATTTCTCCATATTTCAAATATCTCTGTGGTTTACAATTGAATTTAATATCAACCTTGCCAGCCTCTAACGAATCAAGCATAGATGGACTGAAACTTTGTGAAATATATCCCATTCTATATTCGTCCGGATGCCAAGTATCTTCCAGTCTTTTGTAACCGATCGAACCAAATAACCATTCTCTTACTGCTGCAAGTCTTTGATCCATATCAAATGGATACCATTCTTCTGGAATAAAGCCTACACCATTGTAAGTAACATCGGTGTCATCATAATATCCCTTGTCAATTAGCAAGGATCCATTTCTTCCTGGAATTTGAACCGTATCATAAGCCCTTTTGGGAGCACCATAGGTACCCCCGCCAGAGCAAATAAGGCGAAAATCAGAAGAGGCTTTTCCATTAAATATAAAACACTTTTCCGTGAGCAAATCTCCAACATTTAAGCCCATACTGACTCCCTCCTTCCTACTGCATTGTTAATATTTTGAGAAACACCATTTGTTACTGCACCTGCAATTTCTCCACTATCAAGAACAATTTGCATCTTAGACACTGCATTTCCAAGATTCACAACGTCTTCTCTCAAAGATGTAATTGCAGAAACAACATCTCCATTCGAGATTCTTCCAAACATTCCATTTAATCTATTAAGCTCAGAATCTTTCGGTGTTGTTACATTTCCAAGATTCGGATTCAAATTAATACCATAGGATCCGTTATACATCGAAGAAATAAGACCTTGACTAGCATAAATATTTGAATAGTCAACAACAGGTGTAATGGTAGGATTTGCACCAAGATCTGCATCTAACGCTGATCCAACAATAGAACCAATATTATTTGCAACTTCAGAAATTCTATCAGAACTAGAGTCAAGACCTCTAATATAACCCTCATCCATAAATTGACCAAGCTTAAACATTACTCTTGAAGGAGAATGGATTTGGTTCATACTAGCGACTGTGGATGACAGCTCAGTCGCGATCTCATTACAAAGAGCATCAAATTCTTCTTTCTTAGAATTAATACCATCAATAAGTCCTTGCATCAGATTGGAACCAGCATTAAACATGTTGCCTTCCTGAGCTTCTACAGATTTCACCATTGAAGATGCATAATCTTTGCCGTTCTTACTACCTTCAGAAGAATTTACCTTCTTATCAATTTCAGAAGTTGCCTTATCTGCAATCCCCTTGGATGCATTTGCAACCGCTGCTTCATTCTCCTGATATCCAGTTTGAAGACCAGTTGCCATATTGGTAGCAATCGTTGATGCTGTCGTTTGAGAAGTTTGTGAAATCGTTTCTGTATCATTAGAAAGAGCAGCCTGAATGGACTGACCAAAGAGCGCTGCTGCTTCTGTACCCATAGAAATAAGAGCAGGATCAATAACAGTGCTAAAGTTTGTCACCATTGTCTGAACTGTTGTTGCAAGAGCGTTAACATCAGACATAGCCGCTGATAATGCTTGCTGATAGGTTTGACCATTCATGGTACCCGCATCAAGCCATTGCTGAGAAGCTTTCGCTTTTGCATCATCACCAATCGTGGTTGCCCGTTCATACATGGCATTTGCACTACTTACTTGATCAGACGTCCATTGTGTTGCTGCTGCAAGATATTCAGGTCCCTGTTCTGCAAGCTGTTCCAAAAGTCCAGAATTAAGTCCCTTTGCCTCAAGAGCAAGATAGTTTTGTAACTCTTTTTCAGCTTTATCAAGGTTCCCTCTCATTCTAGTAATAAGTTCATCACCAGAAATTTGATCTTGCTTGTCAGAAAGTTCTGCATAAAGATTTGTATTATCAAGAACAGATTTAATAGCATCACCAACTTCATTTGCAGTAAGCTTAAACTGTTCTACAAGCTTAGAAGACTCGGTTGCTTTCTTGAACACCTTATCAAAATTCTTAACAATATTATTTGTAAGAGCGTCCTGAATGGTAGTTCTATCTTCCAGAATGGCTCCTAGTTGCTCTTCTGTAATGCCATAATTTTGAGCAGCCGTTGCAAGGTCATCAAACGCCTGTCTTGCCGTATCGTTATCAGGACCAACCTGAGCAATAAAGTCTTGATAGTTAAGAGCTGCCATTAAGAACTCATTGGAAACATCTCCAATTCCATCAATGGCATTTCCAAATATTCCAGACTCACCAAGATCCATGCTCTCACCAAGAACATTGGTAACGTTTTCTACACTATCTTTGAACGAACTAACAGCAGTCTCGCCAAGCTCCTTGCCAGCTACTTTCACTGCATCTTTTCCATCGTCCATAGAACCGGCAATATTACTCACAGCATGATCTGCTGCTTTTGTTGCCTCTTCGTCCATTTGAGCTGCAGTAAGATTTAGATTCTGATACTCTTTGTTGAGTTGAGTAATCTTTTTCTTAGCGTTCTCTGCATTCTTAATTTCATTTTGATATTCTTTGTTCGTATTCTTTTCAACCCACAGAGAATACTTTTCAAACATATCTTGCTCTTTTGCAGACACTTCAAGAGCATTCTTATAATTTTTGTAATTATCATTAATCTTCTTAATCCAGTCATCTCCCATTTTTCCTGCTGCGATAACAGTACCTTGACCCTGAGAGATCAAGTCTTGAAGTGCTTCCTGGTTAAGACCTCTCTGCCTAAGGCTTAAGATTTCCAATTGATAGTCTTTAATTCCAGCAACACGTTTTTCAAGATTGGATAAGAGTTGTTTACCCGTTTTATCAGAAGAAATATCAAGAGACTCAAATGCACTGCCATAACCCTCAATGGCATCTTTCATTGCAGAGCCAAATGCTTTTGCCTTAGACTCATACTCAGAAAGCTTACTCATTGCGTTGTCGAATTGTGTGTAAGCTTCTTGAACATCTGAAATAATAACGGTCTTTAAAATACTAGTTGAGTCAATAGTTTGATGAAGATAGCCATACAAGTCACTAAGACTCATTCCAGCTGCATCTGCATACTTCTTAAGCTCTCCGTATGCTTTCTCAAGTCCAGAATGATCATATGCATCACTATCAAGAGAGATTCCCATTGCCTTGACTTTGTTCTCTTCTCTAAGAGTGTCAACGTAAGCCTTGGTCATCCCATCAAGCTCTTCATAAGTCTTAAGACCATCTTCTTTCATCTTGTTCAAATATAAAGCAACCATTCTAGCATTTTCTACTCTAACCGTTGCTTCTTGAGCAAGTTTTTCAGCTTTGGCTTGATAACCAAGGAAATCCTTTAGCTCACTATTCGACATCTGCCGAAGCTCCATGATCTTCTGATAATTCTCAAGAGGATTAGAACCAAGATCAGCAAGTGTATCATCGTCCACACCTCTATAAGCAAGAGAGGTAAGAGCGTCTGTGGATTCTCGCAGTGCATCAACTTGAGACTTTGCATTCATGATAAGTTTGTCTGGCTTTATCATGTCGGAAGTCTTTTTATCAAACTCTGTATAAAAGTCTAATGATCCTTTAATTGCATCTGAGATCTTATTGAACGCTTCCACAAAGGCTTCTCGTATTGCATTCGCCCTTTGCTGAAGAGCAGTACCTTTTTCTTCAGAGTCTTCATAGACCTCATCTGCTTTATTACTTGTCTTATAAATTTCAGAGAGCAAGAGTTCAAATCCTTCTGCTCCAATTTGATAAGGAGTAGTATCAGATACCTTGCTCATCATAGAACCAAAGGAAGAGGTGAATTTATTAATGATTGGGATTGCTCTTTCATTAAACTTCTCAAGAGTATTCTGGAACTCCTCAAGAGCCCTGGTATTGTCTTTTGCAGATTTAGATCCGCCAGACCCTTTTCCTTTCTTTTTAGAACCAGAATCTCCTCCTCCACCTCCAAGATCAGAAGTCGTGCTAGGTGATCCAGTTTTGGAGTCTCCTTTACTTGCAAAGTCAGACCAAGAGAACGGAAGGCCAGAATCGTTTTTAGCGCCACTATCCCAGCTTCCCTTTTGCCAAACTCGCTTCATTTTGCCGGTCTTAGGGTCTTTTTGCATGACCCATTTGCCCTTGGTCCAATGCTTCGCACCATTGTTCTTTTTGGTACCTGTTCTGAAGCTAATTTCTCCTTCTGTACCAGTGCCAGCACCAACATAACCAAGATCAAGAGAGCTCATAGTAGCTCTTGCAGAGGAAACATATCCAAGAATATTGGATAAGAAACTAGAGCCCATGAGATCTCCAATATTACCACCAGTAATACCAGCAAGAGAAATATCACCACTTGCAATGCCACTCATAAGTTCAGATATCATGGAACCACCAGTGCCATTTCCATCAAAAGCACCGGAGAGTTTATCCTTTGCCATAGAGCCAAAGTTTTCCATAGCAGTAGAAGCAGGGACTTCGCCAGAAATAACACCTTTAACAAGTTCCAGCATATTGGACTTGCCAGTATTTTCTGCATCTGCTCCTTCTGTTACGCCTTCTGATGCTGCGCTGCCAACTTCTTGACCTGCATTTTGAGCATCGTCAGATGTACTAGCAACACCACTTGCTGTTGCACTGCCAAAGTTCTCACCAAGCTTTGCACCATCCTTAGGATTTAATGTATCAGCAATGCTACTTGCAATATCAGAAGATGCGGCTTTCACTTTAGGAACACCAGCCTCTAGTCCTCCTGCAAGCATTGAAGTAAAATCTGGCATCCAACTGTCAGAGTTAGCAAGAGGTCCTTCATCAGGTGTTGAGAAGTGAAGGAATGATGCAATCGCGCTTGCAATACTTGATGCAGCATTTTTCACAAGATCAATACCTGCAGAAATACCATCCGCAAGCTTCTGTGCAAGATCCATTCCCCATTGTGCAGCTTCTTCTGATACCTCTTTAAGGGAGATAAGAAAACCAGCTACCTGCTCTGCAACAGAGACAATTACAAGTAAGACAGCACCAAGTCCAGCAGCAAATATTAATAATCCTACTCCCGCAATACCGCCACCAGCTCCGATTGCAATAAGTGACAATCCAAGCAGTGTTAATGCTCCTGCCATGAGTGCAAGGCTTCCAGCCTGATCGGATAGTGCTGCCATTGCAGTTACAAACGCTGTGACTTGAGGAAGGAGTGCTGCAATTCCCTTTGTAATTAGCATAATACCAACTCCAAAGAGTGCTGCTCCAGCTCCAAAGCCAACAAACGCTGCTGCAATAGAAAGAATAACAGCAGCAAACGCCAAGATTGCCGGAGTTGCTAAAGACAGTCCCGTTCCAAATATCCCTACAACAGCTGTTAGTGCAACCATGATTCCCATTAAAACGCCTATCACGATAGCAACTTGCGTGAGTCTATCTGCTGGAATCTGTGCAAGCATCGTCATGGAACCAGCTAAAATAGCAACTGCTCCAGCAAAAGCTATCATCATTACAGAAATTCCAAGTGATGCAATTGCAGACATGTTTTGGCCAATCAGCATCATAATACTCATGCAGGCTGCAAATATAATCATGGTTGCATTTAAAGCTACTGCTGCACCAAGTAAAGCATCTGTAGGAATAGCCGCAATTTGAACAAGAGCCATACTTAAGATTGCAATGGCTCCACTAAAGGAAAGAACAGTGGCGGCAAATGCTGCAATATCAAGAGCTGTAAAACCTTGAACGATATTTGCAATCAAGGCAATTGACGCTGACATTGCAAGCATCATCATGGACAAAGATTCTGCTATTGTTATTGCAGCATCCACGTTCTGAAGACCTGCAAGGGTTGCAACAATCTGTCCCATTACATAGACGGCTGCAGTAAAAGCACCAATCGCAGCAACAAGCCCTACAATATCAAGAGCTTTCATGCCCTGTGTAACACTTCCAGCAAGCTTAATTGCAAGACCTCAAGCCAGCATCATACCTGCAAGTTCTCCTGCAGCTGCAATAGACTGATCGATTGGAAGAGCTGCAAGTTTAAGAGCAAGGTTGCCCATCACCTGAATTGCAAGGGTCATTGCTCCAACAATCACAATGACATTACCAGGATTTGCCTTGTTCATAAGCTTGACAGAAAATGCTAAAGAGATCATCATTCCTGCAACAAGAGCAAGACCTGCTGCCATGGGTTTCCAAATAACACCCATAATAGCCATGATAGGTGCAAGAATATACATGGCACCTGCAAGAGCAAGCATAGTACCTGCTATCTTTCCAACTTCTGCACCATTCATAATCTTAATGGACCATGCTGCGGCAAACATTCCACCAGCCATAATTAGAAGACCCTTACCAATCGTAAAAAAGTCAGCTTTTCCAAAAAGTGTTACTGCTGCAGCAAATATAAAAAATGCACCAGAAAGAGCAAGCAAAGATGTAGCAATGGATTTTAAGGTTTTAACTCCGGCAGAAAATGCAAAAATTGAAAGGACTGTAAGTACACCAACAAGTCCAAGAAGAGCAATACCAAGTCCTTGAAGTGCTTTTATAGGATTTCCAAGCTGTGTGCTAAGAACAGAGATAGCAACGCTCATTCCAATTAAGGATAGAGATAAAAGTCCAATCGATGCTGCTATCTGTATGGTTAAGTCATTAAGGGTATTAACAACCGCCTTTAATCCTATGAAAATAACGACAACTGCAACAATTGAACCTGCAAGTTGTCCAAGAAATGCAACAATTCCTCCAACCTCTCCAAATAATGCTTGAAGAGCTTTTATATGAGCGAATATCAATCCTCCAATAACAGTCATCTCTTGCATAAAGATTCCTGCCTGCACAACTATAATCTTAATTGCCATATTCATAAAGACAATAGAAGCTGCAAGAGCTGCAATGCCAGCTGCCATTTTGAGCATGGAAATAGAAGCCTGTGAAATCTTATCAGAAAACTTAGCAAACGTTGCCATCACGACAATAAGTGCTGCAAATCCAGCTGCCAAGATTCCAACTGGAACGACAATTCTTGCAAGGAACTCCTGCCAAGTTTGAATGTGATTGTAGAGCACATTTACAGCAACTGTAGTAACACCAAGCTCAATGCCAAGAACTGCAAGTACACCAGCAAAGGAAGTCATGGCAAGTGTAAAAGCACCAAGACCCTTGGTATTAACCTTTCTAGAAAGAACCGTTGTCAGATATGCAAGAGCTGCTGCACAAGAAGTGATTGTGATAGTAAGAAGAGCAATCGTTGCTGCTGCTCTTGCAAATCTTTCTGGATCAATTTGAACAACAGAAAGTGCAATAAGTGCTGCCGTAAGAATACCAACACCAATTGCAATGTTTCTAAATGTCTTTGCACCATTAATTGCTGTAAGCTGTACGAAATATCCTCTAATTGCACCAAGAGTCTTCTTTAAAGAACCTCCAAGTGTATCAAAAGCATCACCAAATGTCTGGAAGGAATCTGTTAACTTCTTTAAGTAACGAATAAACAGCAAGATATATCCAAAGGCAAGGATCTGCTGCCAATCCATTTCATTTATCTTAGTAATAAACTTTCCGATAAGAGTGTCAGTTTGCCCAGCAGCTTTCACAGCATTACTTGCATTTAATGTAAAAGACTTAAGAGTTTCAACAATTGTAGCAAAGATTGATTGACTCTTTTGGAGTGCGGGGGTTGTCTTCTCAATCTTCTTTCCAAGAGCACCCATCTTATCTGCAGAAGCACCAATAGTATCTCCAAAGGATCCAACTGTTTCGGAGTGCTTAGAGAACTTGTTTATAATTGAAGATACAGAAGCTTTTACATTGTTAATTGCATCATTTAAGCTAATCTCTCCTTTTGCAAGAGAGAAAATAGATTTCACAAAGGAAGAGATTGCCGTTCCAGCGACGAGAAGACCTCTTGCTATTGTTCCAAAAATATCATTTGAACTTGCAAGTTTTGTGATAAAACTTACAATACTATCTTTCATCTGAATAATAACAGTGACAATTGCAGAAAGATTCTTTTTAACCCCATTCCAATCAATGGATTTAATCTTCTGAATGAGTAAAGAGATACCAATAATTGCAGCTCCAACTACTGTCTGAAGAACTGCTGCAGCAACTCTAAGACCTTTCACAATTCCTTGGATAACTTTAGAAGAAGAAAGTTTCTTTATAATTGGCTCTACCTTTTGAATAAGAGAGCTAATTACAGAAGATACTCCTCCAACTGCTTCTCCTGTATCCTTAAAGCTCTTATTAAGTCCAAGAACTGTTTTTAACAAATTGAAGGATAAGATAATCTTAAATAATGAGATAATTGTATTAAGGCCAAGTCCTCCCATAAACAAAGACTGCAATGCTTTAATAGCAGTCGTGATAAGAAGGAAGGACATAATCGGTTTTCTAAAAGCAAGGATTACTTCAAGACCCGTTTTAATAATAGAGAACGTTGTCTTAGCAACTTCCTTGAGATCCGCCATTTGATCCTTGGTAAGGATAAGGTTTCTAGTAAAGCGCTCAATAAAGTCTGTAATAGCCATGAGTCCTTTTGCAGAGTTTACAGATCCTTGAACATACCCTGTCACCTCTTGCAAAGCCTCTCCTATTGGCTTTAAAACACTCCAAATCGCATTGAAAATATTAGCAATGGATTGGAGCATCTCCTTTCTTCCACCCTCTGCTTTCCAGACAGCAAGCATAGAGTTTCTAAAGTCAGACACTTTATTGATGGCATTTCCTAAAATGTTAGAGATTCCAGTCCAAAGCCCTTTTGCCTCTTCGAAATCACCAATGACAGTTCTAAAACTCTGTGTCCATCCAGATCCAATTGCTTCTCCTAATGTATCTACCAGCATGGAAAATGTTTTGACATCTTTTGCGGCATCAGCAGCTTTCATTCCAAGTTGCTCAAACTGCTTTATTTGAGTAGCAGTAAATCCTTGAGCTTTAAGTCTCTTCTCATAATTCTCTTGCTCTACTTTTGTTAAATCTCTTATGTCTGTTGCATAAAGTTTAAGAGCAGTTGTCAGGGTATCATTGGTAAGCCATTGATATTGAAGAGAATCATTAAAACCTTTCTGAGCATTGAAGAGTTCTGAAATATCACCCTTCATGTTCGTTGTTACGGTTCTGTAACCACCACTAACTTTCTTAACTGTACCAAGTGCTTCTGCTGTTTGAAGGAGCGTATTCTTAAACTCTACGGTAGCCATCATAGAGTTCTCAATAGATTTCCAGTCGATGAGTTTTGTATAACCAGAAGACAGTGCCTGAGCAAAGTTATACATAGCATGAGAAGCTTGTTGTGCATTTGCTCCAGAGATAGCGGCCTCATTAGCAATACCTTTAATGGCAGCCACTGCATCATCAAGTTTAACTCCCTGATTCGTAAATTTACCGATATTGGAAGTCATATCTTGAAACTTATAGATGGTATCATCTGAGTATTTGTTTAACTCATCAAGCTTTTTATTTACTCTTTCAACAGATTCTCCTGTTCCAGCCATAATGGTTTGAACAGATCCCATCATGTCTTCGTATTCCTTGAAGCCTTCTCTTGGACCAGACGTGATCATGGAGAGTCCTTTATGGACGAAGCTGCTTACTGAATTTCCAATATTACGAAGAACTTGATCAGAAATTGTACCAAGTGCAGAAAACTTTTTGGTCATGACATCAAGAGAACTATTCATTTGATCAAAAGAAGAGTTCGCCTTGGATAACTGACCTTCCATTCCAGAGAACATCTCTTTTCCAGTTTTCTTGGTGTTCTCTTCAATGGTATCATTTAATTTATTTAGAGATTGCAGAGTTTCCTGAATACCAGCTTCGAATTGTTTGTTATCGAATTGCATCTGCACAACTCTTTGATCAACTTGTGTTGCCATATGTATTCACAACTCCTCTCTATTGTGCTAAATTTGAGAATATCATGATGATTTCACTTCTTCCCAAATATCTTTTTCCATTTCATCAAATAAAGGTTTGAGGGCCGGATTGATGTAGTCAATACCTTCAACCCAGCCCCCATTTTTTGTTGCATGACCATATTGAAGCATCAGTGCAACATTAAAATAATCTTTCTTTACATTGCTGTTGTACCAAGTAAGTGTTAAAGTCTCACCATCGTCTTCTATCTTGTAATACCAAGATGAAGCAGTAAGCCCTGTATCTCTTGGAGTGTTTTCTGAAAGAAGTTGAACTCCTCTTTCTCCATACTTATTTAAATTGGAAAGGAACTTTTTCTCTTGCATGGCTTTAAGGAATTTAAAAGTTTTCTTAAAATCCCCTTTTTCAGACATTTGTACCACAATTCCGTGAGCCATTTTGAGAGTCCTCCAATGATACTATTTAGACGATATACATGTTCTTCTTTCTTCCAAGATCTTTAACGCTATTCTTTTTCCTATTTGTCTTCTTGTTAAGTTTCTTATTAACATTGTCGACACTATTCCTAAGATTATCAACAGGTGTATTTGTAATGATCTTCGGCTGATGAAGTGCCTTATTTAATCTATACTTAGCATTTCTTACAGTGTTTCTAGCATTAATCTTTGCAAGATCCTTTTTGTATCTTGCCTTATTCTTAAGACTTCTTGCATCAGACTGAACACTATAGATTCCAGCATCAATATTGTTCCTAGTCTGTCTTGCTCGTTTCTCGGCATCTCTTGCAGCATTGGATACAGATCTCTTAGCATTGGAAGCAGTTCTCTTTGCAGAATTAATGCCAGAGTTTACCCTGGATCTTGTCTCGTTCATTGCATTATTAGCAGTTCTCTTTGCAGAGTTAATTCCAGAATTTACTCTAGATCTTACTAAGTCAGCATTATTATTTGCATTAGACCTTGCTCTATTTACGGTTCTAGATGCGGTTCTCCGAATATCATTGATTTCATTCTCAGCGTTAGATCTTGCTCTATTTGCACTATTCTTTGCATAATTGATACCAGAATTTACTCTAGATCTGGTTTCATTCATGGCATTATTAGCAGTTCTTCTAGCAGAATTAATCCCAGAATTCACTCTAGATCTGGTTTCATTCATGGCATTATTAGCAGTTCTTCTAGCAGAATCAATACCAGAATTTACTCTAGATTTTGCTCTATTTGCAGTTCTGGAAGCCGTTCTCTGAATATCATTGAACCCATTCTCAGCTCTATGTCTAGCATTGTTGACATTTCTCTTTGCAGAGTTAATGCCGGAGTTCATTCTAGATCTGGTTTCATTCATGACATTATTAGCAGTTCTTCTAGCAGAATTAATGCCGGAGTTCATTCTAGATCTAGCCAAATCAATATTATTATTTACGTTGGATCTAACTCTGTTTGCAGTTCTATTTGCTGTTTTCCGAATATCATTGACTTCGTTCTCAGCTCTATATCTAGCATTGTTGGCTGTTCTCTTTGCCGAGTTAATTCCAGAGTTCACTTTCCTTCTAGCAGAATTAATACCAGAATTCACTCTAGATCTAGTTAAGTCAACATTATTTCTTACTCTAGATTTCGTTCTACTAGCTGTTTTTCTTGCAGTTCTTTGAATATCATTGAACTCATTCTCAGCGTTAGATCTAACTCTATTTGCAGTTCTTCTTGCAGAATTGATTCCAGAGTTTACTCTAGATCTGGCTAAGTCAATATTATTTCTTGCATTAGATCTGGCCCTATTTACACCGGAGTTTACTCTATTGGAAAGATTTTCTGCAGTATCTTTAGCCGCGTTAATACGATCATTCACACCGTTTCTAAACTTCGTTACAGCATAATCCCTATTTACTGCATCACTAATTTCATTTGCTGTATTGCCTGCAATGTGTCTTGCCTGATTCTTAATGTAGTTAAGCTCCTTGCCTGCCTGTTTCGCTCTAAGCTGCTGCTTTCTTGCAAGAATCCTAGCTTTGTTCTTGATGTAATACGCCTTATTGTAAGCATCCTGCTTTGCCTTATCCCAGTTCTTGGAATAGTGGGCCTTACCTGTTGCAGCATGTTCGATATAATCGTCAGGACCTAAATTCCAGCTATAATTATTCATAGTCTTTTAACCTTTCGTATGAAACCTTGCTTTGTTGAGCTTATTTAGCTCTGAGTAATATTTTGATGTTTGCGATTTACTCATTTTCTCAGGTGGTGTGTTGTTCTCACTGCATACTTTAATAAGTGTCAGTAAATTATTTAAATGCCATTTCTCGCATACTTCAAAGGGGAGATTGAATTCTGCCATATAAGAATATATAACTTCAGATGTGAGAATTACAGGTTTTTGTTTCTTCTTACTTGGGCGTTCTTTTATTGTTGTTGCAGTCATTGGATCATTAATGTAACTTATAATTTTGTTATAGTCTTCATTCGATAACTTCTGAAAAATATAAGGAGGAACTGATTGATCAAGTGACATGCAATAGAAATAGTACAAGGTTTCGTCTAAGGTTTTTGGTCCTGTTTTATCGGATAGATATGGTCTCTTGTACTTTTGTTCCCAACGTGTAAGAGATATTAAAGAATGCTCAAGACGCAAGTCATAATCCTTTACTTTGTAGAATTCTCCTTTGGCGTTGTCAAAGTATTCACCACCTGGTATTTTTATCCTGAGCATTCTTTACATCACCTCGGATTCACTGCTTATTTTCCGGAAATGGAATGGTGTTTTCCTTCTTCTTAGGCATTACACCGTTGATGAACTCCTGAGCTGCCTTCTCATCTGTTGCAAGTCTCATGTAAATCTGAGAATAAGCATTGGTTGAGACAAAGTCGTCGATGATCTGCTGACTCTTTCTAAAGTGAATGCCATCAGGATCTCTCTCGCCATAAGAACGGACAATAATATCCTTGAAGTACTTAATAAGCTCAGGTGTAGACTTTGCTCCAATGATCTTCTGAAGCATGGCTACCATGCCACCGGACACACCATACTGCATCTCAGTAATCTCAGCCTCTGTAAGATTGAAGTAGAAATCCCCCTCAATCATGTTTCCATCAAAATCCGGATACTTCTCGTGAATCTTATACATAATATGCTCCTTTCAAATGTTTACATTACTTAGGACTTGAACGCGGCCACAACCTCATCAGGAAGCGGAAGCTTTGCAGTCGTTCCAGTACCAGAATCAGCACCATCAGTACCGTAAAGAATATCCTCGAACTTCTTGAGCTTCTCAGCATCAACCTTAGTGGAGTTGATAACCATGTGACTCATCGGCTTGCCAAAGGTGTTACGAATAGGATTGCAAGCAAACTCAAAGCTCATCGTTCCAGCTTCCGGAGAGTCATTGATCGTCTGATACTGCAGCTCAGAAGGAGAGACCGTTGCATTATAGACAAGGTGAAGCTCATAACCGAACGACATGCCTGCCTCGTCATTTCCAAGCTCCGTTCTATAAGAAAGACCAAACGGTGCCCTAGGCTGCTGATTTGCCTTGACACCAGGCACAAGCTCAAGCTCACCATTGCACTCTGCGAAGCTGTCCGGATAGGTGTAGCACTCAATCGTTCCACCAAAATCCTCTGCACCTCTTAAAGATCCATACAGAATGTTATCTGCATAGAACTTCTGCTCGTCTGCGCCAGAAGGAGACTCCGTGACAGACGTCAGACCATTCCAAGCCTCAGCCTTGTCATAAACTCCCTTATTGAGGCGATACAGAACACCATTCTGAACACCAAGAGAGTAAATCTTCTCTCCAGTGCCGTCCCATGTAAGTCTTGCCATAATTTGTTACCTCTTTCTATAAATGTGAGTGTTAAGGCTTGAAACGAGTGCGACTTCATTTCTTGCCAGTGTATTGAATAAACCCTTATAAAGGGCTTATTAGTGAAATTATCTTCCAAAAAGTCTCTGGATTACATTTCCAACATTAATTTGACTCTTTAGAATATTAAATGCCTCCTCTGGAGTTTGAACATTTGGCATATTAATACCATTCTCCTTGCAGAGGTTCATAAAAGCAGTCTTACTATCTCCACCATGAGAAGAAACATAAGACTTAGCCCCATCCAAAGGATTTGAGGCAGGTGTTTGAGTGGAAGATGCACTTCTTTGGAACATGTCAAGAATTGGATTATTCATCCTTCTCACCTCCAAGATCTTTCACAAGCTTGTTTACTTTGTCAGCTAACTTGTCAAATTCTTTTGTTGTGACGTAAACCGGGGTTTCCTCTTTCATCTCGGCATCATCCATTGGAACAATCCGAAAGCCTTTCAAAGTTGGATAACCTGCGCCGTCCGTCATCTTCGCCCAAATAATGGAATCTGTCTCATCCATTAAGAGAATCGAAGAATTCGGAGGAAGAGAATAGGCTTTTGCACCATTCTCACCATGTACTTGAGGAACTTTAATAGAAGGTTCCTGTTGCATTGGCGTTTGAGGCTGATTAAACTGACTATAGCCATAAGCAGGAATCCCAAAATTATAAGGATTATACGGATTCATAAGTAACACCTCCTACACTCCATTTTGATCGTCAATTCTTTATCGGTAGTTGCTCAACTTTGCTAAGCAAGACCTTTCCTTCTCCAGTGACATCATCAAGTTCGAAATAAGGAACAGAAAGATCTTTAATTGTCTGGAGTTCATCAAACGTGATAGATCCTTCATTGATAGCATTTTTGCTAAGAAACATGAATCTATCTCGTAAGAGTGCCACATTGGCTTGCTTAAGTTTAGCGTCGTTGTTTGCCATTTCAGATAAAGCACTATCGACGTTATCAAGGCGTCTTGAGAGCTCATCTAAAATATCTTTTCTCATCATTCTTTTGGAGAACCATGAGGACGAGATCACGGCAACCAACACTGATGCAATGCTTGCAACTATCGTACTAAGCCAAGGTGGCATACTCTTTACCCTCCCTAGCCTTTAAAGTGACTGCATGATCGTAATCTCTGCTACTCGTTTGGAGTAATAGCTTACGATGTGCTCATCTGGATTCTGAATCATCTCGAAAAAGTTCTTGGCATGTGCCAACTCCTCTTTTGACATAGCCAAGAACTTGTCTGAATCTGCTTTCGAGGTTTTCTTCAGCCAGAGCGCTTTCTTTGCATAATCTTCAGCATCATTAAGCTCATCACAGAGATAGTTTTCCAGCTGGTTTAAACTCATCCAGTGGTAACTGTAGAGGAGGCTGCCTGAGATCCACTAGGAGTCCAGGCAACAAATCTCCCAAGTGCTCCCAGAATGTTCTGAGTCTGCTGAGCGTTATTGATGGCATTTTGAGCAACACCAAGCTCTCTGTTTCTATCCTCCAGACGATCCTGAAGCATCTGCGTCTTAATGCTGCAGCAGCACTGATCCATCTGATAACCAAGCTGACTGATCTGCATTGCAAGCTGATTCGTCTGGTTCTGAAGCTGCTGAGAGACACCATCAAAGCCGCCCTGGAGTGTCTGGTTCACACTGTTAAATCCCTGCACTGCATTGATCTGGTTTGCATAGTTCTGCTGCTGGAGAATATTTGTCTGACCGTTAATAAGCTGAGCAGTCTGATAATTGTTATCTGCAGTAGCAAGTGCAATGTTATTAAGACCAGTATTTACAGTCTGATTGTTAATCATGCTCTGCACATCAGTCACTGTTGCAACATTGGGAGGAACTGCCGGACCAGGATTGCGGTTCCAACCACCACCCATAGCTCCAAAGAACAGGAAGATCAGAATCAGCCATCCAAGACCATCTCCATTGCCGAAACCAGAGCGATTACCAAGCATCGCGGCAATGTCCCCAAGAGAATAATTTGAATTTTCCATAAGGTTACCTTTCTCTGCTTTGTTCTGAAGCAGTAAGAAATGAGTAAAAATTAAGAGCCACTACTTGAAATAAGTAATGACTCTAGTTACCGTTTGGAATGTTACATTGGCAGAGAATGAATAAGTTGCTTTACTGTCTCTTTGTCAGTATCGGAAAGTTTGGTATAAGAATTAATAACTGTGGTCTCATCTTCACCACTATTAATTCTTTCCCTTGCATTCCTTGCAATAATTCTAAGAATAAACATTGGCATTAGGACACACCTCCCATACTAAGAGCAATTGCAGACTCAAGATCTGAAATTCTCTGTCTTAAAATATCAGTTGATGTGAAGTTACCGAAGATCACATGGTCCTTACCATCTTCCATAAAATGAGCAACCACCTTATCGAAATTTGTGGCAACACCATCAATCTTCATGTTCTTAATTGTATCGTTTGTAAAGGCGTCACTAGGAACTACTGTATCAAAAATATAATTATTTCCGTTTAATATAGCTTCGTATGACTTTCCATTACTAAGTACAATCATATGCTTCTCTTCCATAAGCACCTCCATATAGAGTGAAAGCATGTGCAAATTGTTCGCTATAAAGGTTGTATAGATTACAAAGTGTTCTTTTGGAGAGGATCTTTTTAAATGACATTATCCAAGATTTAAATGCATTCTCTACATCTTTGAAACTCATTCTTCCTTGCATGCATAGACCAAACTGTTTCTTAAGTCTTCGTCTAAATGAAGAGATTCTTTTTGGATTCATACGCTTGCAAAGATGACCTGATTTTGAGAGTCTGTAGCGAATCTGTAAGAAAGTAAACCCTCTAGATAGCTTATAAATATGTGTTTTACGAGCATTGACGTGAATACCAAGTTTATTTGCAACAAGAATAGCTTTCTTTAATAGCAGTTTTAGAAACTCTTTTGATTTATGAACAATGCAAGAATCATCCATATATCTATCATAGTTTCTAATATGTTTTACAACTTTAAAGAATGTATCCCAAACTGTAGGGAAATAAACTCCAAATATCTGAGAGCATTGATCTCCTATTCCACATGATATTGGCTTACCATTAATTTCAAAGTTCTTAAGAATTGCTTTGATAAGCCAAATACAATCCGGATCAGTTAAATGCTTTTTCACTTGTTCCAATAGCTTATCATGTGATATGGAATCATAGTATTTCTTGAAGTCAATGATTAGAATATAACCGTCATTTCCATGATTCTTTCTGTAAAATTCGTGAATCTTTTGTTCAAACCGGCGTCTTGTGAATCCGATTCCTTTTCCTCTTACAGAAGCACCATTGTCATGAATGAGATATGGGTATAAAGCTGGTTCTAAGACATAATCACAAAAGCATCTTCGTATGACTCTATCATAGAATGGATTGCTTCTAATATGTCTTATCTTTCCGCGCTCTCTTATTGTGAATTCTTTTCCTTTTCTTGGCTTATAAGTCTTTTCTTCAAGCTCTTGTCTTGTTTTTACAATATTAATAAGCCAATTTTGCTCGTAAATTTGAACGGAAGACTTCCAATCTGAGCCATTTTTAGACTTTTTGTAGGAATCATAGAGATGATTTAAATCTGTAAGTTCACTATATCCCTCCATAAACAATAATTCCTTTATATTTATTAGCCTTAAATTAGAGTGGCAATTAGTCGGCTAGAGATAACAGACGTATCTGATCTCATCTAATATGGAGATATTCTCCACCCACTCCTTTATTTCTCCATTTAGCTGGAAGGGACTAAATCTCCTTCTCCTGATCCATTTCTGAACCAAAAGAATCCCAAAACGCTGTTCCAAGTATTCGAAGCGTTGTTCCTATTCGCGTTACCATTGTTGTTGACATTCGCAAAGTTAGATGCTGACACAACGGAAAAGTTTACAGATCTAGCCCACAGGAAAGTAAACTCCTTGCTTTTCCTGATTTTTCTTTAACTTTCTAAATTGTTGTAAATCTTTATTTTTAACCGAACGAAGTAAGTCAATTTCTTTGACAATCAGTTGGGTAAGCCGATAATACTTATTAATATTTACGTCTATATTTTGAGCACGAGAAGTTTCTATAAAAGTCATACAGACTTGTTCCAATTTATAGCAAGCCGCAATTGCTTTTATTAATTGTTCTCTTCTATACTTCAGATCAATGTCCGTTACAACCTTGCAGCATCCAGCATTAGAAACTCTAAGATGAAGTTCTCTTACTTGTTTATACATATCGTCTCTTGCAAGTGTGATATAATTGATAAAGACCTGAGGGTAATTGCGTGCTTTTGCTGTATCAATACCTAAATCAGTAAGGACGTAATTTAATAATTCATTCTTGATCTGGTGAGTTACATGAAACGCTTCGTTACAAGATGGTTTCCTCTCACCTTTCTTAACACTCATTGTTATCTCCTATTGTTCTGCCCGATAATATCAGAATAGGCTGAAAACGGCCTCGCTTCGCTCGGATCGCTGCGTACGCAGCTCGTAATTTTTAATGGATCAGGTAGTAGCCCAAAACGCCGCTCCAAGGATTCGAAGCGTTGAACCTATTCGCGTTACCAGTGTCGTAGACAAGCGCAAAGTAAGAAGCAGACACAACGTCTCTTAACCAAATACTTATTTTTCTATTCATACTTGACTGATCA